GGGATCCAGTCCCAACGCGAACTAGATCTCCTCCTTAAGACGGCTCGGCTGTGCTCAGAAGAGCGAGTTACAGCCTTCCCGTCCCTAAGAGTACCTGCTAGTGCAGCCAGCATTACCGCAGAAGGGTTGTTAATCCAACCGCGGAGTTTGGGAGGCTTAGTCTCAACGTCGGACACATCAAAAGCGCTAGGCTGTCGATAAAGGTAGCGGTAGAAAACGCCGCCAGTCTTCCGATTAACCCTACGACTTCTGATTAAGCTTTCTGGGACCTTAATACCACAGTCATCCATCTCGTCAAGGGGGACCGGTAAGAATCGGACCCCACGAAGAAGAGAATGAATAACAGTGGGTAAGGGAATACCCCAGATCGCCGACCAACGATTAAGTCTGTTGATAGCAGAGTACTTGTCGCTAAGCGTCCTAAGTGTCTTAATATAGACACCTCGGACGTTGCGGCCGTCAAAATAATCATGGCCGCACGACTCGCGGAAGAGTCCTTGATTAAAGGACTTGTCTACGTTAACACTAAAGCCGCAAATTGACAGCAACCGCGTGACGAGGCCATAAGCCTCGGTTCTGCAGATGATGTCATCGCCAAAAACGGCGAAGCTGCCTAGTGAATGCCCGTAGGGCCTATCGAAGTGTAATGATAGAGCCCTATAAGCACCGTAGACTAAAGACGTAAAAAATATCGTCTGGAGGGGGAACGTAAAAGCATCCCCCATAGATGATATCATATGCAACTCTACATTGGTTCCGTCTGGAAGGACGGTACAAGGGCAGCGAGTCATCTCTAACATGTCAAAAACATGCTTCGGGAAGAACTCGCGTACCAAACCAATAGACATCGAATCTGAAGCGGAAGATAAGTCAATAGTACCAAACTTACCTTCTTTCGATCCGAGCTGAGCAAGACGTCTATTCTTATCGGGCTGTTTGCGAAGGTCGATACCACAGACCTTTACTAATAAGTCCTCGAGAACGGACGCTATACCCTTCTGAAATAACATATTCAGAACGGGCTCAGTGCATATGGTACGGCTTATTTCCGTTGTCTTAGGTACGAAACTAAGGCGACTACCCTGAACTACATCAGTTTCCCTAAACTTCGATCTAGTAGACTCAACGCTAGACCAAAGCGGGTCACATGAAATAGCCTGCACGTATAATTTGTGCAGTCGATGGCTTGTAGCCGACATACGGGAAGTACCGATTTTCGAAAGAAAATCAGTACTGTAACTCCCTATGTTAGCGCCATTCCCTAAACTAAAGCGAGAGGAGACTTCAGCAAGAGTCAGGTGTCTGAGATTTCCAGACTCCTGATCACTCGGGAAGAATAGGCGATAGATGAAATCCTTCGCCTCCCCAATAGCAATAGCCTCGGGAGTGGTTAGGTCGGAAGTACCGAGTTTGAACGCTTTACACTGTTCATTAATTTTAAGGAACAGCGATAAGGCATTAGCGTCAGCAGAAGCAGAAGGCTTATCTCTGAATTTCTTCAGAAAACTAGCACGAAGCGACTGCATAGCTTTTTGCCTAACGTTCATATCTGGATAGGGACTAATCGCCCCATTCCAACCGGCCATATACAAATCATGATCAAGGCAGATAGGCAACTCAACAGCGAAATCTCGCATGTATGGCTCCTGTCCAAAACAGCAAACAAAAAGTGCAAACGGTAAAGCAAAGCTGACTAGACGACACCCGAAACTACGGTGTCACCTACGCCAGCAGACTGCTGAACCAATGCACCAAAGTGAGCTGACAACGCAGCTCGAACATTAGCCGCATCGGCAGTATCCGCCCCAGCAGGCAGATCAACAATAGTTGTGATCTGCATGTTCTGGAAGGGCTGCCCGGCTAACGGCGTAACACCCTTACGGGTGATAAGCTTAAACGAGTTGCGCGGGACATCCTTTATCAATCCCGTTGTCGGGTTAGGTTTTCCGAGAAAACGGAAAACTTTTGGCCTGAAGAACGTGAGAGTAAAGGGTGAAGACATAGAGTGCGTCGTGACGCCGGTCTGCGTTCCACCAAGCGCCGTTACAGCAACCTGCTTTCCGGTAATATCCGGTGCAGAATCCGTAACATGCGTGTAGGTGGGCGAAGTGAGGCCAGTCTGCGCTTGCCCAGTAATTGGGCTAGTTAGAGCAAATGACATGATTGTCCCTAAATGTAATTAGACACCAGATTAGCGGTGCCAATTGCGGGGGTTATGTTGCGGATGAAGAGCGTTAGCTTGGCTTAAAAGCGCGTCAATATTTGCAAGTTGACCCGCAGTTAAGTCGAAGTTGAGCTGCAAAGTTGGCAGAGGAACGTCAACATTTGTAGATCGATTAACGGTCTTCTTCTTTAGCGTGTGAGTCCTATAACTACCACTGTCGCCTCTATAGACCCAACCAGCACCAGGTGCATTCCCCTTATTGATCTTGTGACCTCCAAACTTTTGGACGATCACAATTTCAGTCCGGTTTGTGTACGCTAAGTGCTTAGTTGAGACGATTGAAGCGGTCAGTATATCACCTATATTGGTGAAGTAGTCTGCGAGAAAAGACCAGGGGAGTAATTCCCAAGCAGCTGGGATGAAATTTTGAGGGTTAAACCCAAAGAGATCATCATTTTGCCAGCTAGGTCCTTTCACCTGAGCAATAACCGCGCCCTTATAACGAATCATACGCTTCTCAATCACTGTAGAAGCGACAGTATGATAGTAATTTCCACCATCATACTGAACGACGACACCAGGCCAATAGATAGAACCATTGAGCTTAGTGGCATCGTACGATTTAAGGGCACCCGCAGAAATTTTGTAAGTTTTCACGGGCTTCATTAGTCTCCGATACGCTTTGATGGCATCACTGACATCATTGAGTAAAGGATTCCAACCAAACGATTGCTCAAGCCAAGCCGACCCGACGTCATTTAGCCATTTCTTTGGATTGGCACGCTTTCTTTTACGTAGCGTGTCAAGAAAATCC